CGGACTGGCCCATCGCTTTAGTACAACATGTAAGTGGTATAAAGAGCAAAGAGAGGCGTATGAATCTGGAAAAGTTCAAGACAGTTGATAAGGTGTGGGGACAAGAGGTTTGGCTGGTCAATAACGAACGTTATTGTGCCAAGCTCCTGCACATAAATGCTGGATGGCAGTGCTCACTCCATATGCATCCGATTAAGAAAGAAACATTCATTGTGCTGGATGGCGGTGTGTGTTTGGAAGTTGCCCAAAGTAATATTGACTCTGCACCGTTAGTTACTAAGCAGATTCAGTTAGTCTCTGGTGACCTCGTACACGCTGAACCGAATACCTTCCACCGCTTCTTCAGCTATACAGATCAGCCCGCAGTGATCCTAGAGATCAGTAGTACTCATAGTGACGATGACGTAGTACGATTGGAGGAGTCGAGACCGTTATGACAGAACCTAAAGAACAATCACAGCAAGCTTATTTTGGTTCAGGAGCACCCTTACAAACTACCGGCTATATCCAGACTCAACCTAGTGTCTGCCCAACCTGTGGCACTTGCCCCACCTGCGGACATAAACCCAATATAACCCCACCCTGGTCTCCTTATGTCGGCCCGTTCTGGCCGAACTATCCTACTAGTCCGCAACGGATTTATACTGGTAATCCAACTGTAGTAGGTCCTGAAACTAAGTAATGCCCGTCACTCCATACCTCACACAAGAGATGCTCGACCGTCTGGTGAAACTTCCAAAACTCCAGCGTCGTATTGCTCTTGCTAAAGTGGCTCAGGAGGAGTGGAACCGCTGTGCCGAGGACATCACGTACTGGCTCGATGCCCGCCGCCACCCAATCCCTTATGTCTATACCAAAGATCCAAAAGCCATGCACACATGTAATCTGTGTCAGGACGGGGAAGCCTGGAATTTTGATAAACGGCAAGTACACCTGCTGTCAAGACACAAGATCCAAGCCAACTCTAGCGATGCCCTTAAGCAGTACTTCACCGAGTTAGACACCATCCGCAAATTCCCAATGTTCGACTACATGCTGCCTATCATTGACGTGTGGCAGAAAGAGAAGCTTGTGGTCGTGGAGAAATCGCGTGATATGATGGCCACTTGGCTCATTGTCACACTCTACACACATGACACGCTATTCCACAAAGGCCGTCAGAACATCTTCCAGTCCGAGAACGCTACTAAGACACGTGATCTCGTGGACCGTGCCGCCATCTTATATAAAAACCAACCAGAATGGTTGAGAAAAGTACACCCCGCAGAAATTGCGGAGGGAGGTAATCGTGCTGGTATCCTCAAGGTGCCCTCATTGCAGTCAGAGATTATCGGATTCCCAGCGGGTGCTGATAAAATTCGCCAATACCATCCTTCCGGCGTATTTTCAGACGAAGCAGCATTTAACCCAAATGCCAGTGAATCTTTCGCTGCCATCAAACCTGCTATCTCAGGCGGAGGAAGATACACTGCTATCTCATCTGCTAACCCAGGCTGGTTCCAAAGAATTTGTAGAGATACCTTAGAACAGTAAAGGATCACATGAAGAAACTCTTGCTATTGTTCGTCGTGATGTCGGCTCTGGCCTTCGGCCAAGCGTCCACCACTCCTCCTACCACCACAACCCTTAATGTGAGTGTGCTGCCCGATAACTTCGTCGCTATGGGGGCTATGTACAATCCTAGCGGCTCTGCTCGTTACACTGGTTGGGCTACTTATGCTCACATGTTGGACCGTCCATCGGGCACATACTTCTTCACCACAGAGGACGTAATTCCAGTGACTAAAACAAAGCCGTATACAGTCCAGACTAGTGCCCGTGTCGGTATCGGTACCCTGATGAAGCAGTTCGGACAGATACGACTCTGGGCTATTGTGGATGGTGGGGGAGCCACTACTGGCACCCAATCGGGTGGAGCAGCAGGGGGCCGTACCTGCCTCACATTCCCAGTCCGTAAAGCCTATAGTATGCTGGGCTGCTATGGAGTCGTAATCAGCAATATCGTCCCTGGTACACCAAAAGTAATCGAGTTGGGATTTGGAAAGAGTTGGTAAGTGAGCCGTAAACCCCGCTTCGATAACTACTACTTCCACCGTGAGCGTAACACGGATGAAGTAGAATGGCTTCGTCCTGCTGCATTCCGCAGCATGACTCTCCGTAGTCCCGTCGTGCTAATCAACGGAGCCTTTGACATCCTCCATGCGCCACATATGAGGATGATCTTTGCAGCACGGCATAAGGCAGGCACACTCATATGTGCTTTGGACAGTGATGAGAAAGTGGCTCGTGCCAAAGGGCCAGAACGTCCTATCCTTAGTTTTATCGAGCGTGCTACCTGCCTTAATTATATGCCGATCGACCACATTGTGGAAATACGGAATGAGAAGGATATGCGGGATTTGATGGAGATAATTAAACCTGACCTGCGGGTGCAAGGGGCTGACTATCGGGATAAACCGAGTCGTTACAACGTAGAAAAGATGTTAGTCCGAGAAGGAGCCATGCATACGACCGAATTAGTAGACCGTATTAAGGAGCGTTATGTCAAAACCGACGATCCACTCTCAAGTTGATAAAATGTTGCGTAAATGCCAAAAACGGTTACGCTTATCGGACTGGGACATTGATTTAGAATTAGTGGAACAAGCCGATATTGCCCTCGGCCGGATTGCAGAATGTCGGTTTAGTGAAGCCGACATGACTGCACATGTGCGAGTGTTACACCCGAACCACAACCATTTTAAAGGTATTAGTGCTCAAAATGTAGAAGCCTCGATTTACCACGAGCTTCTGCATATCATCATTACACCGTACTTAGACGAGAAAACACCTGAACGTATTGAAGAACAGATTATTGAACGCATTGCAAAGGCATTAACAGGTATATGAGTCCATTAGAATTGTTATGCAGTAGTATCGCCACTAGCGAAGGTTTCTTCGCTCCGGGAGACAATCTCCCTAAAACCAATCATAATCCGGGCGATCTAAGGGCTTCGCCCTTGAACCGCTTCAAGGATAAGAACGGCTTTGTCAAGTTCCAATCTGATCCTGAAGGTATCGCCGCCCTATACCATCAAGTCACTCTGATGGCCCTTCGGGGTATGACGCCTCGGCAGATCATTACTGTCTGGGCACCGCCCACGGGGGCAGATGGTGGTAATAACACTGACGCCTACATTGCGAGCGTAGCTCGCTGGACGGGTCTGGACATGGATAAGCCGTTGTGGTTCAGTCTGCCTGTGGAGAATATGTATGTCAAGTTTCACAACCCCTCTTGAGCTAGAATACATTGACGGACGGAAGTGGAAGGTCACTCAGGACTTTGCTTATTGGCTTACAGACAATGTAGCCTGCACTATTGTAGTACCAGCCGGATTCGTCACTGACTTCGCCTCGATTCCACGTCTATTCTGGGATGTGTTGCCCCCGACTGGTAAGTATGGCAAAGCGGCTGTCATCCATGACTATCTGTATGTGATGGGCGGCAAACTACCCGGCTTCGCCTACACCTTCACAAAGGCCGACGCAGACAAGATCTTCTATGATGCAATGATCGCACTCGGCGTCCCGCATGTGATAGCCGTCATTATGTACGAAGCAGTGAAAGGATTTGGAAAGGGATCATTCTAATGTTCGATCGTAAACCTGGAGCAATGGCGAATAAAGTAGAACTTATACTGAGTCTAGCCAAACTTGATGGACCGATTGCCGAATTCGGCGTCAATAATGGAGGTAATATCTGGCGATTAGCCGAATCAGGTCGTGAGATTTGGGCTTTTGATACCTTTGAAGGTCTACCCGCTGAGGATTATTTGGAGGAGGATAAACAGAATCCTCCCGGCTGTTTTCACTCAGTACCGGGTACCGTAGAGTTTCTAGAAAGCATTCCTAATGTAGTAGTTCGTAAGGGCCGATTTGTTAATACCCTACCCACCATTCCTGCAGGGCTTAAATTCTCTGTCATATCATTAGACTGTGACTATTACTTAAGCTATAAACAAGTACTAGAGTATTTGGAAAGCCATGGGCATATTGGACCCGGCACGGTTATCGTAATGGACGATTATGACCATTTGCCTGGAGCGAAACGGGCTGTAGATGAATGGAAAGGTGATCGGAAATTATTCAATAATAATCAGGTAATGTATTATGGGGAATGAAGCAAGTAAAGCCTATCCACGGCTTAAGGGCTTAATGACTGGACGGGGAATTGATATTGGGTGCGGTAACGATCCTGTACCGGGGGCGGATATATGGGATACACCGCAGGGAGATGCCCAATACATGGAAGGCGTGGCAGATGATACCTATGACTGGGTATTTTCTGCCCACTGCCTTGAACACATCAAGGACCCGCACGTGGCTTTGCACCATTGGTGGCGTATCCTGAAAGTAGGAGGCTATCTAATCGTGCTCGTCCCAGACGAGGATTTGTACGAGCAGGGAGTATGGCCTAGCCGTTACAACGGCGATCACAAGCATACCTTTACTTGCCACAAGTACAAATCCTGGAGTCCAGCCAGTATCAATGTCGCAGACATGATCCAGATATTGCCAGGACATAAACTCATTAGCCTAACAATAGAAGATAATGGTTACGACTACAACGGCAGTGGCGACCAGACTGGTGGAGCGGCAGAAGCGGCAGTCCAGTTCATCCTACGCAAAGAAGCTTTTCTAGTAACACAAGGAATTACGCAAGTTCATGTCCTCGGCACCTGAGATACTACACCAGTCCACGGGCTTAAAAATTGTCCGCAATCCCGTGAACCAATTCATCGTTTGCACCTTGCACCATACTGCTGACCCAAATAAACGTAGTGAGGAATGGCGTAGGGAAGCTGCGGCCGGAATGACCCCAGAACAGGCTGCCCGCGAGTTAGATATTGATTACACGGCAGTTATGGGTGCCAAGGTATTCCCCGAAATCACCAATTACCGTGCCAGTATCGTAATCGAGGAACCATATCCCGACTTTGGACCACATCAGAAGTATTTTGCAGGCTTCGACTACGGTCCCCGCAATCCCTCCAGCTTCCACGTCTATTGTGTGATCGACAGCGTGGTATACAGTGTCTGGGAGCTATTCGAACCTTGTCATAACGTCCCACAATTCGTGGAAAAGATGAAGGCTTGTCCGTACTGGAACCGGATTCGCTGGATCTCCGCTGACCCGTCTTGCTGGGCACCAACACAGCAACAGGCACAGGGCAATCCAATCAGTATTTACGATCTTTTCTGGCGAAATGGTGTCCGCAATATGATTAAAGGTATTAATAATCAAGAAGATGCGTGGCTTGCCATGATACGGGAGCATTGGGCTAGCGAGGACACCACTTTTAAGATCTTTAGTCGCTGCCACAACCAGATTCGGGAGTTCGAGACAGCTATTTTCGTCAACCAGTCAGAACGGCAATTGTTGACTAGCGCCTATAACGAGAAAATCCAGGACAAGGACAACCATAGTCTGGACGACTGTAAGTATATGATGCTAAACCTGCCTAAGAACCAGAATAGTACGGTCTGGACGGACCCGAACCAGATCAATCGGTGGGCAGTCAACTCAGGCAATAACTTCAACCCCGCCAAGCCTGTACGCCCGACTCCAATCCCGACAGGAGCTAGTGAAGGCGTTCGTAGGCGTGGCTACCAATAACCCCAACTCCCTGATATATATGGTATTATATAGTTAACGTATGCCAGTACAACGAAGTTACCAAGACGCAACCCCAATTGACCTGTTACAGGGCGAAAATACTAGCCATACATCAGTATCGCAGCCCTCGAAGGAGGATGAGGCTGCTCGTAACTACGTATTAGCATGGCGTAACAAGTTGCGATACGAACGTATCGAAAAAGTTAACGTCTGGAACGAGTGCTGGGCGTTGTATCGCGGTCAAGAAGATTTTACAAACAAAGAAGATTGGCAAAGTAAGATTGTACTGCCGAAAGCTTGGGGTACAGTCAAGAGTGCCGTTTCAACAGTCAAGAGACTGTTGAATTATGCCAAAAAACCCTGGCGTGCTCAGCCGACTAATCAAGACGACGCGATCTGGGAACTACGTGCCGAGAAAATGACGGACCTATCCAAGTACTTCTTGGATAAAGCTAGTTTCCTAGAAGAATTCTCTGTGGGAATGGAGACTGGGTTCATCATGGGCCTTGGTGTGTGGAAGTTTGGTTGGGATCTTTCCAATCGTAGACGCACCAGGGTCGTAACCCAGATGATTCCTGTACAAGGCCAGATCGGACCCCCACAGCCTGCGGCTGGGGGTCCTCCTGGCGCACTGCCTACACAGTTAAGCGGCCAAGGCGCTCCATCTGGACCGCAGCAGCCTGAAATTCCTGAACAGCAGCCTCCTGCAACACTAGGACCGGAAGCTATCGGCCAATCGCGGCCCGAATTGCAACACCAGCAGGACGAGTTGTATCCGACCCAAATGGGTGGCGAATCCTTGCTGCCACCGGGCGGTCTCAATAGCCCTGGCCAAGGTATGTTCCAAGGCGCACAGCCCTTGCTCATCCCCCAGAAACAGATTGTACAGGAAGAAGTACTGGAAGGTAATCTGACTGTTAATGCCGTGGACCCATACTTCTTCTATTGGCTCCCTGGCTCCAAACTAAACAAATGGACTGGCACTATCGAAGAAATGGAAGTCCCGAAGTGGCAGTTGATGGAGATGGCAGCCAATGGAGCTTTCGATCCGAAGCTGATCGAACAGATCGGCCCCATGCTCATTCCCGAATACCAGCGTCAAGTCTACTTGCGCTTTGGTGAAATGCCTCGCGGTCCTAGCGGTGTTAACCAGGATACTGGTATTATCAAACTCACTGAGTTCTATGGCCCGCTTGTGATCGACGGCGTAGTAAAAGAGAAACACGCCCATATCATCATCGCCAATGATACATGGGTATTAAAAAATGGTGTGAATGATAAGTGGTTTAATACACCACCGTATTGTGCATTCTCACCACTCATGCTGCCCTTCCGCACCGAGGGTGTGGGACTGGTAGAGAATGTCCGTTATATTGACCGGGCGCTCAATCAGATTGTTAACCTCGGTGTAGATACTCTTATGTTCCGGCTTATGCCGTTGTTCGAGTATACGCCTGATGTGTACGAGAATCCTGAGGACCTGCGTAATGGAATTACTCCCGGAAAAATCTTGCGTCGAAACTCCCTTGCAATGGGCAACGAAATGGGGATTAAGCCCGTTGAATTCAACGATGTTAGCCCAGGAGCCAGTCAAATGGCCGGAATCCTTGACCGTGCTCACCAAGAAGGTGGATTGGTCACTGAACTCCAGCAGTCCCTACCCCGGTGGAGCGGGGCACAAACTGCCACCGAAACCGAAGCTATTCAACAGAACCAGAATAGCTTCTTTGGAAGTCTAGCCGCCGATATCGAACAGTACGCTTTGCGACCTATGATTAAGATGGCCATTGATATCATTATGCAGTACATTGACACGGCGAATGATCCGCGTGTGGCCCAAGTATTGGGCGTGGATCAAGCTATCCTGGCTGGCATGACACATCCTGAGATCTACGAAATGATCGCTGGTGACTACGATATTATGGTCACTGGAATCACGGACCAGTTGGAGAAGGCCGAACAGTTGCAGAACCTGATCCAACTCATGAATATCATCGGTCAGAACCCCGAATCGTGGTTGCCTTGGATTAATCAGGACATGCTGCTCCGGCGCATTCTTGAATCCTTCCGTCCAACCATTCACGATATTGAGAAGATCGTGGCTGACCCGCAGACTGCTCAGGCCAACAAGATGGCGATGCAGCAACAGGAACAGCAGAACCAGCTTATGCAACTTCTTCCGAAACTGCATGACATGGCTGCCAATCATGAACAGCAACAGGTTGAAAATGCCCAAGCTGCGAAGGAACATAGCGATAACATGGAATCCAAGGC